GCCATCCACCAGCTGGGCGGCGAATGTGCCATCAACGATGTTGAAGCCTGTGTAGAGCTTGACGTGCGCCTTCAGCAGGTACGGGAACGGGACCGAGAAGGTCGTCGTCGACCCGTTCCCCGTGTATGGCGCGTAGGAGAAGGGCACGAGAGGTCTGCACTGGTGCAAGCCTCATTCTGCCGCGGCCTGCTAGGCCCTACCGCACCGCGTCAACCAGCCGCTGCACCCAGTTGTCCGGGCGATTTGGATCCAAGCTTTCTTGCGAGCGCTTGAACATTTCCTCGGCCATCTGCGTCTTGGCATCGCTCCACTGTTTGGCGGCCTCGCTGGTGCCCGCCGCGGCCCGCCGCTCCAGCTCGTCCTGGGTGAGCAGGTCGTAGTAGTCGGTCACGGCCTGGATCAGCAGCTGGGCCGGCCGGGTGCGGCGCAGCGCTTTGGGCTGGTCCTGAATCCGCGGATCGGCGGACTGCAGCGGGTCGTCCTCCATCGCTTGGTAAATGGGGTCCTGGAACAGCGAAAAGAAGGCCTCCTTCTTGGTTTTGCCCTTGACGTGCTTCTCCAGGAACTGGCCCACCGGGATGCTGGCGCCGCCGTCCTTGCGGATTCGCACCCCGCCACTGGTGACCACCTCGGTTGGCATCGGGAACCGCACCGCCACGGTCTTGCCCGCCAGGGCCATGCGGCCCAGGAAGCTGTCGCCTTTGATTGCGCCGTGGATGTCGGTGTATTCGGCCTGCAGCTGGTCGCTCATGCCGATGCCGCCCAGCCGCTTGGTGAGCAGCGGCTCGGGTGGGTTGAGCATGTCCTGGGTGTCGAGCTCGCCGTAGACCAGATCGTTGATCCGGCCCTTGGGCCAGATGCTGGGGAAGCCCGGGAAGCCCTTAGCGAAGTCAATTCCGTACAGCTGCCCAATCGGGCTGCCCAGGTGGTCGACCGTCTTGCGTGGCGCGCCGGTGGCCGCTGCGATCGAAGGCAGGGTGTTGTAGGCCAGGTCGCGCAGCGCCTTCTCCACGCCCGCCAGGGGGTTGTCTTGATCGAGCCAGTAGCGCTCGCCTGGGGTGGCGGTGCCGTCCTTGAAGAAGCTGGCGCCATCGGTACCGGTCAGGCGCTCGATGTTGCGCACCACGCCGATGCCCGGCAGCTGGCCGGCCCCCAGGAAGCCGCCGTAGCGGACCAATGACTGCCAGGCGTTGCGGTCGCCGTTGAGCGACTCCAACAGCTGGTGGATCGTGGTCAGGCCGGTGGAGCGCATGATCTGGTTGGTCATGACCTGCATCAGGCCCGTCAGCGCCTCCTGCCCGTCGAAGCCGCTCTCGCCGGCCTCCATCGCGGCGTCCTTGAGGTCCTTCCACAGGAACAGGGTGTTCAGCACCGGAATGCCGCCCAGGTAGGGCGTGTTGAAGATCCTGTTGCGCTTGCTCGGGTCGGGGTGCATCCCGCCGTCAATGTGGCCGCCGGCATCGAGCATCCCGAACAGGCCCAAGGTGGCGCCGCTGACGACCCACGCCGCCTTGGTCTTGGCGACCTGGGCGGGCGTTGGGTTGCCGAAGATCATCTTGGCGGTGTCCACTGCCGCGAATGTCGCCATGCGGTGGTCCATCAACAGCGCGTTGAAGGGCGAGCGCCAGTAGGGGAACACCGTGTCGAGCGACCAGCTCTGGCGGGCGCTCATCATGGCCTGATCGAGCTTCTCGACCGGCTTGCCAAACCAGCTGCCTATCTCGGAGCTCTGCGGCTTGTTTTGGAAGCGCGTCCAGGCTGAGTAGTCGTAGGCCTCTCGGCTGTCCGGGGTCGCCATCGTTGGGCCGCCCGCCATGTTCCGCTCGGCGATGATCGCCCCGATCTCATCGTCGGTGAAGTCGCTGCCCTTGAGGTTGTGCTGCTTGCGGAAGGCCTTGATGTTCGCCTCGCTGGGCGTGGCCTGGTAGATCGCCTCATCGAGGCGGGCCTGCACCCATGCGTTGCGGGTCTGCTCGTCGAACAGGCCCAGCTGGGCGCCCTCCATGCGGGCCTTCACCTCCAGGTCAGCCTTGAGCTTGAACAGGTACTGGAACTTGCCAAACACCTCGTCCACGCTGCCCATCAGCCGCAGGCCGGGCTTCCATGGCACGAAGGTGTCGGGCACCGGCATCCGGCTGGCGCCACCTGCTGGCGAGCCAATGCCCAGGGCCCGCCAGGCGGCTTCCAGGCGGTTCATGCCGGCGTCGTCCATCGGCTTGGAGAACGCCAGGATCCGCGCTGAGACCTGCAGCTTGTTGCGGAACAGCGCCATGTTCTGCGGATTGGCCAGGGTCTGGGCCCAGTTGCCGCCGGACTGGTAGGGCTGATCGAGGATCGAGGCGATCTGGGCGATCTCCTGCTCGTTGGTGAGCAGGTGCCGGCCGTAGGTGTCGGCGTTGCCGCCGTAGAGCCCGCCGCCATCCCAGAACGCCCGGCTCACGTCCTGCCGCAGCGTCGCCCGGGTGTAGTCGGCGGCGTAGCGCAGCGCCTCAGAGCTGACCTTGAAGGCCTCCATGAAGGCGTCCCGGCTCATGCGGGTGCCCACCGGGGTGAGCTTGATCCCGTTGACCAGCGTCTCTTGCACCGGCCCGAAGACCGCCATGGCGATGTTGCTGCCCAGGTTGGCTTTGAGCTGGGTGTTCAGGTTGGTCAGCTGGCTGTCTTTGACCAGGCCATTGCCCAGCCGCATGTGGGTGTTGAACCAGTCCTTGTCGAGGTTCCTCTTGGGGTCGAGGCTGTCGATCTTGGTGGCGTTGATGATCTCGTCCAGCTGCAGCTGGCCCTTGGGGCCGTCGTCCACCGCCTGAATGACGCGAGCGATGTGGCTGTCCTTGTCCACGTCGCGCACGGTCAGGCCGATGGCATCTGCCAGCCCTTCCTGGTCATCGCCCAGGTCCAGTCGCAGGGTGAGCCCGCTGATCTCGTCTTGCTCGCTGCGCAGCGCTTGCGCCACCCGCCGCTTGGCGTAGGCGTTGTGCCGCTCAAACACCAGCGCCAGCTTGTACTGCTTGAAGGCGTCCTGCTTGAGCTGGGCCGGCACTGGCGCTCCAGGCAGCTCGCGCATGTACTCGCTGATCTGCTCCAGCGTGTCGAGGTAACCCTTCTTGGAGCGATCCGCCCAGAAGCGCAGCCACACCTTGTTTTCGACGATGCCGCCAAACCGCGCTGCACGGGTCGCCATCCGGGCCCGCAGTACATCGCCCGGGATCCCCAGGTCGGCATAGGCCTGGCTGGCGATGTCGAGGATGCGGTCCTTGCCGTAGCTCTCGGTGATAAAGGCGAAGTCATCCGGCGCCTGCCGCTCCAGCGTCAGCCCCAGGGCCTCGCTGAGCCGGGCGTAATCCTCCACCTGCTCGATGTCGATCTCGCGCAGCAGCCGGTCGTAGTTGGTGAAGCGGCCGTCAGCGCCCGAGGGCTTGGCCCGCTGGTCGAGGCCCCGGGCCACGATGTCGTCCACCTCCTTGGCGTTCATCTGGCCCGCCAGCTGCTGGTAGCCGCGCTGGATCTCCGCCTGGCCCAGCTCCTTGGGGGTGCCGTTGCGGCCCGGCAGGATGAACGTCTCGCCCACGTCGGCGCGGGTGTAGACCCCAGCCGCCTTGCGCAGACGCTCTGCCTCCGCGAGCTGCTCTTGCAGCTGCCGGTTTTGCTCCTGCAGATCCTGGATCTGCTTGAAGGAGTCGTCGCAGTTGTTGCTCATGATCAGCAGCCCTCCTGTTGAGCCTTGCGGCGGATGTTGTCCATGGCCTGGTTGTTGGCCTCAATCTGCTGGCGCACAGCGATGTCGCCAGCCTTCGCTGGTGGCTTGGGTGCCGCGCCGAAGGGTTGGGCCGGGATGTCCAGGTCCATCGCCTTCTGCGGTGCCGCGCCGCCGCCAGCGGCCTGCTTGATTGCAGCCTTGACCCGCTTGCCGTGGGCCACCACCTCGGCGACGTCCAGCCCAGCGGCCTCAACGGCCTCGCGGAACTTGGGCGCCGACTTGGAGGGCTTCACGGCATCGTTGGCCAGGATGTAAGCGGCCCGGTCCAGATCGGACTGGAAGCGGACCGTGGCGCGGCCGTAGCGAGGTGCAGCGCGGCCCAGGCTCTGCGGCAGCGTGAAGCCGGGTTGCTCGACTGCCTGGGTGAGCCGCAGCGGCTCGGGGCGGACGGGTGCTTCAGCAAGCCCGCTGAGCTCGTTGACGGTGCGGCGGGTCTCCTGCCCCATCTGCTCGATCTCGCGGAACAGCCGGGCGTCGGACTCGGCCATCGTCCGCATCAGCTCGCCCAGCTTCTCGGAGAGCTTCGGGATCTTGGCGGCGCCCATCACCTCGGTAGGCGTCACGTCATCCCAGCCCTCGACCGCGCCCAGGTCCTTCTTCTCGTCGAAGCTGCGCGCCTCGTAGTCGAAGGCATCCCGCAGCCCCTCCTCCTGGTCCCAGCGGTTCAGCGCATCGGCCTTGCCGTGCTCCACCGCCAGTCGCACCTCGTCGGCCATCGCCTGGGCACCCTTGGAGCCAGGCACCAGGCCGTTGGCCTCAATGTCCAGCGCAGCCTCTGCCGCATTGACCCGGGGCGCATCAGGCAGCTCGGGGATCGGCGTGGAGGGTGGTCGCACCTCGCCGTTGGCGATCGCCTTCTGCAGCACCTGGGCCTTCAGGGCCTGGCGGTCGGCGGCGCCCATCACCTCAGACTCAATCGTGGCCGGCGCTTCGGTCTTGGCGGCGGCGTTCAGCAGATCGGACTGCACCTCGATCGGCGGGGTGTCCTCCGCTGCCTTCGCCAGCATGGCTTTGATTCGCTTGGCGACCACTGCTGGCTTGGCGCCGTCCGCTACCTGCATGGCGCCGTCGTTCAGCAGCTGGCTGATTGGCGTGCCCTCGGCGTATTTGGTGGCATCGAAATTGGCCAGCACCGACTGGGCATCCATCGCCACCTGGGTGCTGCCCTGGACGCTGATCCGGTTGCCGGCCTCCTGCAGCTTGTTGGCGTTGCGGCCCACCCGGCCAAACAGGTTTTTGTCGCCGATCAGGTCGGCGCGGATCTTGGCGGCCAGCTCAGCCTTCTGCCGCATCAGTGACAGCACCTCGGTGTTGCCGAACAGGTCCACCTGCTCGCCCTGCACCACCGGTGCGCTGCGGGCCTGCTGCAGCACCTCATTGAAGGCGGCATCGGTGATGTCGCTGCCGGCCATGGCCTTCATCGCCGCCTGCATCTGCACCTCGTCGAGGCCACTGCCGCCCAGCGCCACCGCTTTGCCCAGCGACAGCCGGCCATCCACCGCGTCCTGGAAGAGGTTGCCCGGCAGCCGGCTCAGCGCCAGGCCCTGGGTGCCCAGCCCGGAGTCGAGGGGGATGCCCATCTGCTTGAGCTGGGCGGGGTCGGTGACACCCGAATCGCGCAGGAACTTGGCAGCATCGAAGACCGTGCCGCCGCCGCTGGCGATGTTGGCGATTGCGCCCTGGGCCCGGGCCTGCTCGGCCGTGGCGGCCAGCAGCTCCTCCACCCGCAGCGAGGGGATGCCCAGGCGCTTGGCCGCGGCCAGTCGGTTGTGGCCGTTGACCACGTAGACGTTGCCGTCCGTCGGGTTGGTCCACACCTGGATCACGCCCTCGGCGTCGGTGCTCCAGCTCTCAACGCCCTCCAGCGAGCCCTGGCGCTGCACCCCGCCGGCATCCACGTCGCCCTTGTACTGGAGGTTGATTGGGTCGGTGAAGATCTCGGACGTGCGCATCACCTGCTGGCCTGGCATCAGCCGGTTGGGCAGCACCGTGATGCCGTCGCTCTCGAAGGACGACAGCCCGTCGAGCACGTCGGCCTTGCTGAACTCCTCAAACTCCTTGCCGGTCATCCCTTGGATGCGGCCGAACAGCTCAGGGCTGTTGTCCGGGCTGGCCAGGCTCCTGAGCTGGTCACCCGGCAGGGATTGCCACTGATCGGCAAACGGCACCACCGGCTGGGCCAGGTTGGAGGTCGGCGCAGCAGTCATGTCCAGCCGGGCGCTGGGATTCACCTCCAGCGGCTGACGGGTCTCGATCAGCTGGTTCACCTGCTCCACCACCGGGCCCTGGCCCTGGGCGATCACCATCAGCTCCTCGTCGTCGAGGTCATCCACCACCCGGCCGAGCGCATCGCTCTCGGGCAGGGAGGGGTCGTATTCGACGTCCCAGGCATTGCCACCCACATCGGCGTCTTCTGGCATCGCCGCAGCAGCAGTGCCCTGGCCCTCGGTGGTCTTGCCGAAGTTGTCGACCGTGGAGTCCTCGATCGTCGGGATCGGCTTGGGCTCGGCCTCGGGCGCCTTGATACCCAGCTGCTCCTCCATGGCGGCATTGGCCGCCTTGAAGTCGTCCATCGGAGAGGCCGCTGGCGCTGCCTGCTGGGCCGGGGCAGCTGCAGCTGGAGCTGGCTGCGCGGGCTGCTGCGCCTGCTCCGTGAAGCGGTAGCTGCCGTCCTCCGCCTTCTCGATCAGGCCGGCGTCTTCCTGCGTCGCCCGGGCGCGCTGCACCTCCTCAACGGCCCTGCCGGCTCGAACGCGGCGCTGGATGTTGCGGAACCCTGCCGCGCCGGCGCCGATGGCCGCGCCAAACCCCAGGCCCGCGACCGTGTTGGGCACCAGCGACTTGTTCGCCGCGTCCACCATGTCGTCGTTGCCCACGTCGACGGCACCCGGCAGTCCTGGTCCCTTCTCCCCTTCGCGCAATCCGCGAACAAACGGGACACCCTTGAAATCTGTGGGATCGAATGTCAGGCCGTTGATCAGATTGACGATGTTGCCGCCGGTGTTGTTGTCCAGGTAGTTGCTGAGCAGCTCGTTGACCGCAAAGGCGGCACCGCCACGCACTGCCGTGCCCAAGGCGGTGGTGGCGCCGACAGCCCCCAGGCCAGCGCCCGGAATCCCGGCCAGGCCGACATTCAGCGCCAAGGAGCGCCGCGTCTCATCAAGCTCCCGTTCAGCCGGCGTCATCTGCGACGGCGGCGTCGCTCCCAGCAGCTTGTATGCAGTATCTGCATAGCTGTCGAGCAGCTCGCCGGTGCGGCCCGCGCTCGGGTCGGCCTTGGGCTTCTTCTGCACATGGCGCTGATACAGCGAGTAGGCCATGCGGTTGGTGTTGTCCACCGCGCCCACAGCCGCCAGGCCCAGTTGCTGCGGCACCGCTCGGGCCAGGGGGCTGGTCAGCGCGCGCTGCGCTTCCCTCAGGGGGTTGCGCTGCAGCGGTGGAGCCAGCAGCTGCTTGACCTCGTAAAGGGCGTCGTTGCGCAGCTTGTCCCACCACGGCCGCGGCTTGGGCTTGGCCGCTGCCTTGGGCTTGGGCTTGGCAGCGGGAGCTGCGGCCTTCGGCTTGACGAACGGCACCAGGTCGCTGCTTTGTGGGTTGCCGGTCACGACCCAGCGGCCGTTGACCTTCTTCATTTCCTGGGGCATGACCTGTTACCTCCCTGTGATGGCCCGGCGGGCCTCCGGCAGGTACTGCCGATAGGCGCCGTTCTTGTAGACGCTCCAGGCGCCGAATCCCTGCGACAGGTAGACCTGCCGCGCCGCTCTTGCGTTGGTGGCCGGATCAAACAGGGCGTCGTTGCTGCCAATCCCGAACTGCCGACGTCGCTCTGGGCCAAGCCTGTCGATCATGTTGATCTGCCACAGGCCATAGGAGTCGTCTCCCGTGCTGCGGTTGTCGTTGTGGGCTCTGACGCGGCCGCTGGATTCCGCCATGGCAATCGCGGCCATGATCACGGCCTGCTCGGTGGAGAAGCCGGCCGAGCGCGCAAGGCCCCCAAGGCTTGAAACCGGCAGCGATCCCTTGCCGCCTCCAGTGCTAGCCATAAAAGGGGCTCCGCCATTCCGGCCGCCTCCCTGGAGTGGTGGCAGCGTGGATGCCGCTGCAGGCCGGGCGCCGGTTAGCGCATCGAAGAACCACATCGCCGCCATCTCCACCGGCCGTGGCTTGCCGCCGCTGGCGGTGCGGGCCGCGTCGGTGATGCCCTGGGCGCCGCGGCTGCTGCGCAACAGGTCCCGCCGGGCGTCAGCCGGCAGCTGGAAGCTGGGGTAGCCATCGAGCTGCTGCAGCAGGAACTTGCCCGGAGTAAGCCCGGCGTCCCTGGCCGCCCGGGACAGCGCTGCGCTGGGCGCCCGGCCGTTGAGGATGCGCGTCGCCTCCTCCTGCGCGCTGGGCAGGCTCAGCACCGGCTCGCCAGCCTTGAGGCGCTCTGCCCGGTTGGGGATGTTGTCGAGCTGCCCTGAGGAGTAGACCGGCTGGTTGTAGGCCTGGCGGCCCGGGGGCGGCTTGACCGGTTCGCTGCCGGCAGCCGGCGGCTTCACCGGGCCCACGCCAGGGCTGTTGCTCTTAGGGGAGCCCGGGAACAGCGAGTTGAAGTTCTTGGCGTCGTTCTTGCCGTATTCCGCCAGCGCCGCCTGGGTCACGGACGTCACCTCGGCCGCGTCGAGCTCGCCGCCCTTCTTGGCCTTGGCCTCCTGCAGCCTGGCGTAGACGTGCTTGCGGTAGGCGCTCAGCTGCAACTGGGCCGAGCGGGCCACGTTGGCGTCGCCGTAGGCGAGCATGTCGGTGATGTTGGCGCCGCGCAGCGCAGCCTCCGTCGTGTCGCTTGGGTAGAACTCCTTGAGGCGTGACTTGATGGCGCCGCTGATCAACGGGTCCACCAGATAGCCCGGCACGTCGTTTTTCTCCTTCTCCTTGCTGTCGCGGATCGAGGCCCACTGGCGGTCGTATTTGCCGCGCTCCTGAGGCGGCAGCGTCTCGCGGATCTGCCGGTATTCGGCGTCGGCCTTGGTGACATTCCACGCCGAGCCGGCGCGCTCGTTGGCATCCAGGAAGAACTGCTCGATTGGCTCGGTGGAGTAGCTGCGGGCAGCGATCTTGTCGCCCACCCCGCTGGCCTCCTCGGCAGCCTTCATCAGCTCGAAGCGGGGGATGGTGCCCTCGTACTTCTGGATCAGCTGCTGAATCGCCGCGCCCCGCTCGGGGCTATCCGGCATGTTGAAGGTGATCGTGGCCAGCTCGGACTGGAAGGCCTGCAGACCCTGCTGCTGGGTGCGCTGCTGCTCCTGCCAGACCATCTGGCCAAACTTGTGCCGAGCTTCCAGCAGCTCCAGTCCAAACATCTCCGCAGCCAGCGGCCGGCGGCCGTCCTTGCCGATTGGCCCCACCTCGGTGCCAGCAACGATCCGGTACAGATCGCTGTTGCCGGCGGCCGTGGCCATCCCGCCCAGCTGCTCAACAACCTGCTGCTTGAACTTGCCGGCCATGCCGGGCAGCCCGGACTCGCTGGCCATCCGATCCAGGATCTGCGCGAAGCGCATCCGAATCCCGTACTCGAACGCCACCGGATCGCTGGACTGGGCGGCGCGCCTGATCTGGCGACCGCTCACCGGGTCAAACTCGTTCCACTCGACGATGCCCGTCTTGCGGGCGTTCTCGTATTCGCCCAGCGCTTCCACAGCGGCCAGCCGCGGCACCGTGTTCTGGAGGTACTTGGTGCGGTCCTCGCGGTGCTGGGCGATCAGCTTGTCGGTCGCTTGCCCGACCTCTGGCAGCACGTAGTCGATAAAACCAGGCGTGCCTTCGTCCAGCCGGTACTTCTCGGCAACTCTTGCAACGGCCCGCGCCTGGAGTTGCTTGAGCTGAGGGTCGCCGAACTGCCACTCCTCAACGCCAGGGGTGCGGCTGTATTCATCGAGAACAGCGCTGCTGATCTCCTTAGCGGCCACCCGCGAGAGGGCGTTGATCCGCCCGGCCTCCCGGTACGGATTCACCCGATCCATCATCAGGGCGCCGATCGGATCGATCTGCGCCAGCTTGCGGGTTTCGCTGGCGTATTCGCTCATCGACTGCTGCATCTGCTGGTTGGCCAGCACCTGCGCCCGCATCGCCTCGTTTTGGCCCTTCTCGTATTCGGCGCTGGCGTACATCCGCGCCCCAGCGCCGGCCACGTCTATCAGCGCTCGGGAAAACGGCGCCAGGGCTTCAGCCAGCTGGGCGAACTGGTTGTAGCCCTGCACGCTGCCGCCATTGCCCTGCTCGATGATCCGAATCCCCGAGGGGTTGGGCATCATCTGCGGACCGGCTGGCGCTGCCGTGTTCTGTTGCGCCGGGCGGATGAAGGTGTCGACCGGCTGGGCTGCGGGGCGGATCTGATTCAGCGGAAGTTCGCGGGTCATGGGCTAGACCTCTTGCCGGAGGATGCGTACTGGCTGAGCTGCCCGTAGGCGCTCAGACCTGTCTGAACGCCGCCCAGGATCCCGGTGCCAATGTTCAGGGCAGCAGCGCCGGCGCTTGGGCCGGAGCCGGTCATCGTTGGCGCTGGGGCTGCCAGCAGCGAAGGCAGCGGCGCAAACGGCGCGATCGGCTCCATGTAGGGCTGCGACTCGTAGAAGGTCTGGCTGTTGTATTGGCTCAGGTACTGCGCCACCTGCCCGGCCTGCTCGCGCTTGTACTGCCGCGTGCGCAGCCCCTCGTTGATCGCCTGGATCGTCTGGTAGTCGCCCACCTGGCGGGCGTAGTCGTTGACCAGCCGGTCAATTGAGCCGCCCTCCTGGTCGCTGGCGAGCACCCGGCTGCGCGCCTTGAGCGCGGCCACTTGGTACTGCTGATAGGCCACGGCGTCCTGCAGCGACGCCTCTGACATCTGCTGGTTGAGGGCCTCGCTGCTCAGCACATAGCTGGCTCCGGCGGCGGCCCGGGTCTGGCCCACCACCTCCGCCTGGCGGATCTCCTTGAGCAGCTCGTAGTTCTTGAGGCTGCGGGTGTAGGCGAGGTTCTGGTTGTAATTGACCGTCTCCTGCCAGTAGTTGTATTGCGCATTGGCGTCGGTGACGCGCTTGTTGAAGCCCGCCTGCCAGCTGGCGTACTGGGAATTGGCGTTCTGGAACGCTCGCTGGTTGCGATAGTCCTGCTTCTGCGCCTGGTAGCCGGCGATGCCTTGGAAGACACCCATGACGGCTTGCGCGCCGCCAAGGACAAGGCTTCCTGTTAAGGGATCCATCAGACCGACCTCTCGAAGTAGCGGAACAGCTGGCCGCAGGGGCCATAGGGCTCAGCTGGCCAGAACTGGAAGCCCAGCTTCTTCAGCCAGCGGACCGAATCCCGGTTGGCGGCAAACACCCAGTTGTGCAGCGGCCCCGAGCCCTCATTCAGCAGACCGTCGACCCATTGCTTTGCACCTCTGATGAATTGCCGCCGGTGGCTTGGGGTCGCCAGCAGCTCCTCGGTGCCCAGCAACCAGATCACCCCTCCAGGAGCCACGCCGCAAATGCCCACAGGGGTGCCGTCGTCTCCATCTATGCAACGACAATCTGGGCTGTTTTTCCAGCTGTCGTAGACCGCCTCTTCTGGGCGCTTGGCGTCGCTGTAAAACACCTCTGCAGCATCCTGAGGCCGCAGGTGGGTGGCGATGTGGGCCACGCGCCATTCGTCCGGGGTTGACCAGTTCATTGCAGGCTCCTCGCTTGGCTGCTGAGCAGACCCACCCATTCGCAAGTGCTGAACTTGCACGGGTGGATCGTGTCGTTGTGGATCTCGACGATGCAGTTCTCGCCCTTGCTGGCGATCGGGATCTGGAAGACCCCCTCGAAATACCGTTTGTCCTCTGGGTCGTAGCCATTGGGCATCGCCGTGCCCAGGGCTGAGTTGCGGCTGCCCAACACGGTCCCATCGAACTTGTAGAGCGCCATGTCCCGGCGCTCGGCCATCACCCGCACTTCGAAGTACGTGCTCTCGTGATAGCGGAGCTTGGCGTGGCGAATCTGGGTCCGTGTTGCATTGGCTGCGACCTTGCCGCCGCCGACCTCCTTGTAGAGCTTGAAGCGCGTGAACCGGTAGACGAAATCGAACATCTCGCCAAAGAACACCGGCACCGCGGACCAGTTGCCGTTGGCCACGACCTGCCGGCCGCTGCTCGCCTGGCCCAGCAGCACGCCCCCATTGGTCGCTGGCCCAAAGCCCGACCACGCCTGGGTCGGTGCCTTGATCTCGTAGGGGAGGGTCCAGGTGGTCTGCTTCGTGGTGGCGTCATAGGTGCTCCACGGGGCCAGCAGTCCGCCGGCATCGCTGGGCAGATGGACGTAGTTGCCGTAGACCGCCGTGCCGGATTGGTAGGTCGCTGCAGAGGTGGGGGCCCAGTCCTCCGGCAGCAAATTGCCGGGGCACACGCCAATGCCAAACCCCTGCTGGCCAGGGGTGCCGATCGTGCTGGTCCCTGGTGTGTCCTGATAGCTGGCAACTCGCCGGTCCAGCAGCAGCGGGTAGGGGCCCTCCGCAGCACCGCTCAGCCGATCGGCCACCGGCATCTTCTCCAGCCACACCTCCGAGCCGTACTCCACCAGGAGGAACATCACCTCCTGCACGCACAGGATCTGCAGGATCTTGTCGGCGCCGCTCAGCTGCCAGTGGCTCCAGCTGCTCTGGGCCCGCTCGGCCCCGGCGCCGGTGTTCCGGTAGAAGTATTTGTAGACGTAGACCCGATCCCGGAAGCCAGCCTTGCTTGAGATGGCGAACCAGGAGTTACCGGTGTCGTTGCCCGCCAGCTTGAACACGTCGTCGGGCACGTAGCTGCTGACGTAGCCCGTCAGGTCCGAGGTATCGGCCACCAGCGCAGTTCCCGCACCGCGGACGCTGAACTCCCGGAACTGCGACCACTGCCCGTTGGTCTGGCAGAAGATGATCGTGCCCGCCACCGGGATCGGCCGGCAGTCCGGGTCGATCTCGTACTGGGTGAGCACCGTGATCACAGCCGTTGCAGGCGTCAGCACCGTCTCGGTGGTGTTGAAGCGGAACTGGATCTGGTCGCTGAAGATGATCAGCTCGTCCTGGTACGGGATGGCGTAGCGCAGGATCGACACCCGGTTGTTGCTCGCCGTCAGGTCGATCGGGTCGGTGTCGAGCACCGTGGTGACCGTCTCCGGGAAGAACTCGAAGAAGTCCCGCGTCCGGCTGAGGATGATGTTCTCGTCGGCCAGCAGCCCCAGCCGGTTCTTGTAGACGAAGATGTCCTGGATCGGGAAGCCAATGAAGCTCGGGTCGGGCGCCGTGTCGTAATCGCCCGCGCTGCGCTCTCCCCAGCTGGGAATCTTCGTGCCGCTCTGGGTGGTGCCGTTGGCCGGGCCGAAGTAGAAGGTGCCGTTCGCCAGCCGCACCAGCAGGTGGGGCATCGTGGTGGCGTTGAGCTTGTATTCCACCCCCGGGCTGACGGTCTCCTCCCACGCCCCCTCGCCGAAGGTGCCGGCGCCTGAGCGCGGCTTGAACTGCACGTAGTAGCCGTCGAACTTGTTGCCCGGATCGCCAATGATCTGGATCTGGTAGCCCTGCGGCGCCACGGTCGGCAGCTCGGTGAACGCCTGCACAGAGCTGGTGATCGCCGTGATGTCGGCATTGGCCCGGGCGTCGCTGGCGGCAATCGTGATCGGGTTGGCCGACTTGAAATGCAGCACGCTGCCAACCCGGTCGATCGTCACCCCCGAAACACCCGTCAGCGCCGAGCGGATTGAAGCGGCGATGTCCTCAGAGCTGATCCGGTTCTCGACCGTGGTGGTGCCGCTGACCACCACGGCAGCCACCGCTGTCGTGATCGTCGCCTGGGTGCCGTTGAGGTTGACCTTGTAGGTCTGGCCATAGTTGGCCGCCTTCACCCACACCAGCGCCTCGTGGGTGGATGGCCGCGCCACCACCGGGGCCAGTGCCGCATCCATCGCCGGCACCGCCCGGGTGTTGCTGATGAAGGTGTAGTCGGCGATCGTCGCCGCCCGGATGTCGCTCTTGGCACTCACCACCGACGACAGGTAGCCGTAGCCAAAGGGAGCGCTGACGGTCTTCTCGTTGCCCTCCAGGTCGAACACCTTGATCGCGGTCTTGCCGACCACCACCAGGTACTTCTCAGCCGAGTCCCGCAGGATCTGGTGGAAGTAGACGTCCCCGAAGCTGGTGTTGCTCACCTTGGCAATCACCTGGGAGCCCTCCCGCTTGCGCAGGCCCTCGGCCAGGGAGCTCATCCCATTGATCTGGACCTCGCCCTGGCTCGGCTCGCGCTGCGCGTCCGGCTGCTGGCTGACCCCCTGGATCAGGCTCGGGATCGTGTAGCTGACGAGATTAGCCACGCAGGTAGCCCCCGTTCCGGCCCAGCAGCCCCAGTCCTGGCGAGTAGGTGGGGAACGGCCTGAGGCCCGGGCCGCCGGTCAGGCTGTTGGGCTGGGCCTGCTCGATCTCCACCCGCTGCAGCTCCACCAGCGCCATCTGCTCATCGAGCGCCGTGTACTTGAAGATCGCGTCGGAGCTCAGCACCCGATCGCTGAACACCCGCGCCGAGCGGATCGTGATCCAGCGGTTGAACGCTTCCGGGCACTCGTCCCAGGGCAGCAGCCACACCACATCCGCCTCCAAGCTGGGGATGGCGGCCTCCAGGCTGTAGGTGCGCTTCTCCTTGTCGTAGACCCGCTGGCCGCGCAGCTGAAAGCGGCCTGCCCACTGGTAGGCATCCGGCGCGAACGACACCACGTTGGCCGGCACCGTGATCTGGTTGGTGTTTGAGTCCTTCACGAACTCGTAGGCCTGCTCGCTGTTCCAGCTCCAGCCCCGGGTCTGTCCTTCCTTGTGGAACTCCAGGATCGTGCGCTCAGCCATCGTCGCTTCGACGATCTGCTGGTTCTCCAGGCTGTTGACCGGCTGCTCGCCGATGTTCTGCAGGCAGATGTTCACCGCCTCCAGCAGCGTCGTGCGCCCTGGCGTGGCTCCCTGGTTGGCGAGGCCCATCCGAGCTCTGCAGAGGTGCAGCCCTCATGCTATCGGCGGACACAAAAAAGCCCCCCTGCTTCCACACAGGAGGGCCGCTCTGTCAAGAAGTCGCTCCGCAGAGAGTCTACGGGGCTTCGATCACGCCTGCGCACTCAGCACGCAGGACGCCCATGCCGATCGCCATGCGGGCGACCATCAGGCTGGCCTGGTACATGATGTTGAAGTCGCCGCCCTGAGGGGTGACTTGCAGGCTGGGGCTGCGCAGGGTCAGCACGCCGATGGCATCTTTGTGGAAAATGATGCCCCGGCACTTCGACAGATCCTGCTGATAGGCAGTGTTTTTGTCGTAGGTGCCGTTGGTGTAAGCCGCCTGGGTGACGTGGTTGGACTCGATGATCGGGATCCCCTTCACCCGCAGCACACGGCCGCTGGCGAATGAACCGTTGGATCCTTCACCGTTGAAGTCGGTGTTGATCGCACGGGTGGAGTCGAGCAGGAAGTCGTACTCGTCAGGACCGACCACGCAGACCAGGTCTTCCGTGGGGACGTCCTTCTTCTTCATGGCCACCTTGATGGCGCCGATCCGGGAAGCCAGCTCATCGCCTTTGGCCGTTGCCGAAGCAGCGGCATAGCCCGCCGAGAGGGTTTGGAACTGACCAATGCGGCCGGCGTTGCCGGCTTTGGCCAGGGGCTCGGTGACGGTCTTGGCCGCGGCGTACAGCACGCGCGCAGCGCGCTTGTCCCACTCACGAGCAAGGGCTTGGCCCAGCTGATGGGTGACGTCTTGGCGGACGTCGTAGTAGTTCATCAGCTCTTCCAGGTCATAGATCACCTGGTCGGCGATCATCAGACCATCGAGGTTGATGAGCTGCTCGTTGCGGTCGCCAGGGCTGTTGGTTGCCCCGAGGATCGGTGTGCCGGGCACGTGGTAGGCCGCCTCAGCGCGACCCGAAACCGGGAACGCTGCAGACTTGCCGCCCTTGATGTTGCGCTCTTTGACTTTGCCCTTGAACACGCAGGAGCGGTCGAAGGCAGACAGCAGCTCGGCAATGCCGAGTTTGAGGAACAGGGCATCAACTGCACCTGTGCCTTTGATTTGACCGATACGGTCGAGAGAAACGTTGGCCATTGGCCTAATTCAGGTTGCGAGCTCCTGCTCCTTTGCTTCACCAAAGCGGGGTATCTCCCTAAAGAGGCCCGTTTAGTTCCACATGTGCAGAACAACTCATGCGCAAACCTTACAGAAACACGTTCGACCTGGAAAGGGTCTTGTCGTACCACTGCCGGTATTTGGGATCGGTCTCGTACAGGAAGCGGCCATTGGCGTCGCGCTTGCTGCGGGCATCGACCGCCTGCTGATCGCTCTCGAACACGTCGGTCTTGACCGCCCCGCCGCCGCTGATCAACTTCGGCTCGCCGCCACCACTGCTGGCCCGCACCTGCAGCTGCTTGAGCGCAAAGCGTGCCGCCGCCTTGTTGCCGCTGTCGATCGCGGCGTTGTAGTCGGCCAGTTCTTGGGGCTCCAGGTTGGACATCGCCCACTGGCTCAGCTGCTGGAACTGCTCATCGCCGCCCACCAAGCCCTTGAGCTCAGCCACGTCGGCATCAGTGAGGCCACTGCTCGGCTGCTGGGCCGGGGCTGCTGCCGGCTTCACGCCCTGCAGGTAGGTCTCCACCACCTCCCGCGGCAGGCCGCCCTGGTTCACCAGCGCATCGACGTAGCTGCTGACGTCCTGGCCGGCGTAGACCTTCTCGGCCATCTCCAGCGGGTTGATCTGCGCCGCCTCGATCGCCGTTGCCACGGTGTCGCCGTAGAGCTGCTTGCCCAGCTCGGGCGTGTACTGGTCGGGTGTGAACGCAGGCTCGTCGGCCGCCGGCTCAGGCGGTTGTTGGCCGCGGCTGCTGATCAGCTTCTGCGCCTCCAGGTAGGCGCGCTCCAGTTCCTCGGTGCTCTTGAACTTGCCGGCCAGCAGCGACTCCTCCGCCGCCGGGGCAGGGGTGTTCAGCTGGGCTTGCTCTTCCTCCAGCTCCTCAAGGAAGCCGTCGATCATGTCTTCCTGGCCGGGGGCCAGCATGTCCTGCAGCTCTGGGGCGGGGGTCATCGTCATTGCGGGGCCTGTTCAGGGGGTAGGGGTTCAGCCATCTGCTGGCTGGTGGCAGCGGCATTGGCCAGCTTCTGCGGGTCGGCCATGCCGGCCGCCATCGCCTGCTGGGCCATCGCCATCTGCTGCTGGGCCTGCTGTTCCTGGGCCAGCTGCTCTTCTGTTTTGACCAGCCCGATGATGTCCATGCCCATCGCGCTGGCCAGCCGCCGAATCAGCTCTGACGGCATCACGTAGGTGGCGATGCCCTCGGGGCCCAGCGACTGCTGGAGAATGGTCATGAAGCGGGCGGTCTTCTCCAGGTCGTTGCCGCGGCCCACTGCCGCCAGGCCCACGCTCACCACCGGCTGCACCAGGTCCTCCGGCAGCTTGGGCAGCTTGCCCTTGCGGGTGAGGATCGCCAGTTTCCGCGCCACATAGGGCTGCTGGAACTCGGTGGTGAGGATGGCGTAGATGGAGCCGAGGCTGTTCTCGATTTGCAGCGCCTGCAGCCGCACCTCCTCGGCGGTGGTTCGCTCGGAGTCGCGCACGTCGGCGAGCATGAAGGCCTGGGCCAGCCGGGCCTCGATGCGCGCCAGGCCCTGGGCCGCCACGTTGAGATCGGCCGCCTTGTTCACCTGGATGGTGAACACGTCATCGGGGTTGCCCGGCAGGTAGGCGCCGTTGGGGGCCTCGGCCAGCTTCTTGGGGTTTGCGATACCGCTGGGCTTGACCAGGTGCTTCACCTGGGCAGACACCAGCGAGCCCTCAGCGATCGCCTGGCTCAGAGCCTCAGCGGTCTGCAGGTCAGCGATGCACGCGGCCTCGACGTAGCCCGGCGAGTAGCCCTGCCCGTCAATCCGGTACATGCGCAGGGGCAGCCAGGGCGATTCGCTGACGCTGGCGGTGCCGCGGGTGCCAGGGATCTCCTGGTCCTTCAGCTCCTGATACCACTTGACCTTCTTCCCTTCCCACTGGACGTGGGTGTAGATGCGGACGGTGCGCTCGTACTCAGGCGTGTGGTCGTCATCGACGATTCCCTCTACCTCGCCATCGCTTTCGTCCAGCAGCGCCCGGGCGTTGTCGGGCAGCGACTCGACGGAGAGCACCTCGCACACGATCGCCTCCAGCGGGTTGCCCATCGGGTCCCGCCGGCAGACGTAGCGGTTGAGGTGGAAGCACTTGAGCCCCTCCTCAGACACGTACATCAGCACGTTGCCGCTGATCACCAGGTGCAGGAGCATCTCGTGCACCGCCACCCGGTCGTTGGAGGTTTCGATGCTGCGCAGCACCGCTCGCTCCAGCCGGGCCAGCGCCAGATCGAGCTCACTCTTCTGGCGGCCCACCTCCTCGGGGCCAGCGCCAGCAGCGGCCACCTCGGCCTCCTGCTTGGCCATGGCGATCTCGTCGATCGTGAACCGGAAGAACGTCTCGGTCGGTGGCAGCAGCGCCAGCAGCAGCCGGCTGGCCAGGTTGTGAACCCCGCGGGCGCCGATCCCATTCCATGGCAGAGGCCAGGTCTGGTTCTCCATCGCCGTGGGCTCATCGCTCAGCGGGATCAGGTACGGCAGCGTCAGCCGCGCCGAACTGCGAGCCCGCTCCAGGTAGTAGTTGCGGTCTGACTCCAGGGCCCGGTAACGCTTGGCGCAGCTCATGTGCTCACACTCCGATGTTCAGGCCAGCGCCTGAGGACTGTCCCGACGAACCCACCCGCAGGTTCTCCGCACCTGTCCCAGCGCCGCGGCGACGCTTGCCGGCGCCCTCGGAGCCGTTGACGGTGATCGGCGCGGTGGGGCCCCGGCCCGCCGGCTGCTGTGCCAAGGCCCTCAAGGAGGTCGAGGCCGCGCCGGTGGCAAGTCGTTGCGCCGCCAGCAGCTTGGCTTGCTCGGCTTGTTGCCGGGCAATCTCTTGCCGCTGCGCCTCCTGCTGCCGAGCAATTTGTTCGGCCTGGGCCCTGGCCTGGGCTTGCATCTGCTGCTGCTGCTGGACCGCTCTCTGCTGGGCCAGCTGCTGCTGCCGGGCCTGCTCAGCCTGCAAGGCCTTGGCCTGCGTTTCGGCTGCTCGCTGCGCCTCGGCCAACCGGGCCTGCTCGGCCGCTCGCTGCTGAGCCAGCCGATCCGCTTCGGCTTGACGCGCGGCCGCCTCTGCTGCCGCTTGCTGCTGAGCCTTCTTGTTGCCGCCTCCTCCTGAGCACATGATCAAACTCCGATGTTGAGGCCGGATCCGGCCATGGCACTTACTGAGCCGGGCGTGATCTTGAGGCCGGTGCTCTCCTCCTTCTTCTTCGGGGCCACCGGCTCGGTCATCTGGGCGTTGGTAGGCGTGACCTGGGCCGTGTTCACGCCATAGGCCGACTGGGCAATCGCGGCGTTCTCGCTCGCAGCTGCTGCGGCCTGGGCCGCCTGATCGAGCTGGGCCTTCTGCTTCTCGGCAGACATGACCTCCTGGGCTTTCTGCGCCTCGGTCTTCATGCCGCTTTCAAAAGCAGTGCGCTCTTGCTCGAGCATCGAAGCCTGCTTCTGCGCCGCCTGGTTGGCCTGGTCGATCTGCGCCTGCAGGGCCGAGGCAAACGTCTGCTGCTGGGCGGCCGATTGCTGCATGAAGGTCTGCAGCTGGGCGTTCTGCGCCGCGATCTCTTCCTGGCTGGGCCCGGCGTAGATGATTTGCGGCGCGCTGGTTCCTCCGAAGCACATGGCTAACTCCCAGTGGTGATGTTGAGGCCTGTCCCGGCGCCTTCGCTTGTGGCGGTAGACCGGTCGACGCGATCAATCCGCAGGCCTTTCTTGCCCTTGGCTTTGACCATGTTTTCCCGATCGGTACCGACCACTGGCGCCTTGGCGGTCTTCTCCGGCGGCGGGGTGCCGATCAGCGCCGCCATCCGCTGAGCGTTGGCGGCAGTGTCATTGGCCCGCTCGGTCTTGAAGTCGCGGTACTCCATGAGCGATTGCTCTTGGCCGCGCAGCGCCTGGTTCAGCTCCATCTGCTTGAGCATTGCCACACCGTCCTGCTGCTGCCGCATGGCGTCCATCTGCATCTGCGCCATCCGGTCGTAGGCACCGGTGTTGGGCATGGTGATGGTTGCAGCCGGGGCTTTCCCGAAGCACATCAGAGAGCCTCCAGATTGAGCGGGTCCGACTGCTGCTCTTCCCGCAGCTTGATCAGGTAGCCGATCACCTCCTGCGTGCCGATCCAGTGGTCAATCTCCCGATGGGACATCGACCGGCTGGGGACATCAGGGAAGATGGCCCGCAACTTCTCGATCAGCTCGTCGGTAA